AGGCACTACTCCATCGGCGCTACCACCGCCAGAGATAAGGATGCGCGGCGCACCGGCAAAGGCGCTAGGCAGACCGGGCGTATTCGCATCCCCGCCGCCAATAATTGAGTATCTGCCATCTGGGGAGTTGTATATCCCGCCTTGGGCTAGCGAGTTTTGGATGTCCGCCATCTGCGGGGTTGTGACAGACTTTCCAGCCAAGGAAGGAATTTGCGAAACGTCGATCTGCCCGTTCTCATTCATTGCGGAAGCGGGGGCCATACGGGTTCCAGACGGCGGTGCGGTCAGCGTTGAACCAACCATCCGCCCTGCGGAGTCCAGAATGTAATAACGAATGTTCCCATCACCGTTAACATCTCGCGGAACGTAGACGGCATTGGGAGGGTCATTCACTAAAACTAGGCTGTCGCCCTCGTAGGTGTAGTAAGACATTGTGTTGCTCCTATAGCCCCGACACTTGGCGACCGCTAGCACGCAGGGTCACGGACAATCCAAACCCTTGGATCGAGTCGCCGGATTCAAGTATATGCCCCACGACCTCTGGGCAAGTGTATGTCTCTCCCGCAGCAACACTGCGGGCGGAAATGATGGTGTTGGCTGCGCCGGGGCTTGAGCCGGTCGGCACAAGGTAGAGGGTCACCACCACCGCAGATCCGGTGGTGTTGCACAACGTAGACCGATCGATCAGCGTGGTCACGCCAGAGGAGATGTAGTACACCGCAGCGGTTGCGGTTAATTGGGATTCGGCTAAAACTGCCGGAGTAATCGCCATTAACTCATCCTTTGAGCGGAAATGTAGCCTTGCACGCCGGTAGTGATTGTAGCAACCCCGGCCAAAGCCACCAGGTAGACCGTGGCCGCAGACGCAAGCGTCACCCGCAGGTTAGGGATCGCCCCCGCCGCCGCGCCGGCCGTGACCGACCACGCGCCGGGGAACACAATGTAGTCTTTGCCTTCCGTGCCGGTGAAGGTTGCCGAGGTTTGGCTAATGCCCATCTTCATGTATGTGTTGGTGCCTGACACGGCGCTTTCGACCACCGCCGCCACGTTCCACGCCCCGGCCGTAAGAGCAATAGAGGTAAGGTTGCCTGCTGCGGTGGTGACCGTTTGCGCGGTGACAGAGGACGAAATGTGCGTGTCCGCAAGCCCCGGTTGCGCGGGGATCATCATGGGCGGATCAGCGTCCAGCCCGTCCCACCCCGGCACACCTACCGTTCCAGCAGCACCTGTGGCACCTGTGGCCCCTGTAGCGCCTGGGGGGCCGGGAGGGCCGGGGAAACCGTCATCGCCCATATCGCCTTCTAACCCTATCGGCCCCGCAGCGCCTATTGCCCCCGTGGCACCGGTAGCACCCGTAGCGCCCGTGGCACCGGGAGGGCCGGGGAAGCCATCGTCACCCGCATCGCCGTCATACCCGACGGGGCCGGTCAATCCTGTCGCGCCCGTAGCGCCCATAGCACCGGGAGCGCCGGGAGGGCCATCGTCGCCCTCATTGCCCTCAAATCCTATCGGCCCGGTCAGTCCTGTTGCACCCGTAGCGCCTGTGGCACCGGTAGCACCTGTGGCACCCGTAGCGCCCTTTTCGCCTATTGCGGCGGCGGGTGCGTATTGGATGTCGGTCAAGCTGGTGACGTTCGTGCCGCCGCCGGTCAAGTTGAACAAGTTGGACAGAAAACGAAACCACTCCCGCGACACCAACCCGGTTTCAAGATCTACAAACGGAACCCGAGGGGCCGGAATGTTGGTTGTGTTCGTTGTCATGCGCTTGTGCCTGAAGCGCGTAACTCTGCGCCAAGGATGGCGATCTTTACCGGATCTGTTCCGCTGGCCTCATAGACTCGATCCCGCAGCTTGAGCGTCATGCCCAACCGCCTCCAGATCACACGGTTGCCAAACTCTCCGATCTTGCCCATTGTGCGGGCGTGATAGTTCGACCAGGTGTGGCCCCCATCGTCCGACCAGCGCAACGACACTTGCGGGTCGCTGCCTTGCCCGGTGTTCAGCCCAACGCCCGACTCGCAATCAAGTTGCAACATGTGCTGCGCCGTGCGCTTGAGGTTGTTTTGTCCCGTTGGAATTGCTCGCCACGACCGCAACCATTTTTGGATCGCTGTGTCATCGGCGTAGACATCAAGATCGAAGGCATACAGTCGGCCGTCTTCGTAGTCGCCGACAATAATATTGTTGTTGAACGACATCTGGCAGTTGCTGCGATGGCGCACAAACTCGCCATTTTCAAACCCGGCGCGTTCATGCCACACTTGGGTGGAAACGTCATACACCCAAGTTTTGCCCGCCGTGGGGAATGACAACACATAGAATGCGTGTCCTTCCTGCTGGTAGGTGTAGCCAATAGCATCTGAAATAGTGCCGTAGTTTTGGATGGCAAACTCAATTGCATGGGTAGACACCCGTTCGCCGTTGTAGCCTTTGCCCCGGTAAACGATCCCGCGCCCCCGAGCGTCCGACCCCAACCAGTACAACGTATTGTCTAGTTTGGCGACAGAATAGGCAGCTTCGCAACCCAGTTCCATAAACGCGCCTTGAATACGCGCCATCGGGAAGTCTGCGTTCCCCGCGTCATACCAGACCTCTATTGAGTTGTTGCCAAATACCCAGATCTCGCGGTGGTTGATGTTGATCGCGACCACATCGTCGGGATAGCCTTCCGCGCTGGCAAAATCCAGCGGATCAATTGAAGTTCCGTCAAGCAGGGCGGTTACCCAAAACTTCTGCGAGTTCGGTTCGTTGAAAACAAAGTACCCGTCAAGGTAACCAACCGTCCCCGCGCCGGGGAAGTCAACGTCCGTAATCTGGGCAAACACCAACGTGGATGTGTTGTAGATGAACCCGTCTGGGTTGCAAGCGATGAAGATCTGGGTGCCATTGTCAGCTAGGCTGACGGGGCCGGTGCCGGTCACCGTCCCAAGCAGGGTCGCTGTGTAACTTGTGGTCAGACTGTAGAACTGACTTCCTGACACCACATAGGCCACGCCGTTGCACACATACAACCCGCGAATAGGGCCGCTGCCAACGGTCGCCTGTAACAGCAAACCGGGGCAGCGCGATAGAAAGCCGGGTTCCTTGCCCCCTTCAGGCACCGCCTCTGGGAACAGGTTGACCATGCGGTTGTCGGCCGCGTTGACCGACCGTGCAACATACGCCCCGCCAAGGATGGGCGTTTTCAATTAGTAATTACCAGAATAGATATTGAACCGCTGGCGGGTTGCCACGATGCTGTACGGCAGGCTCATTACATCGTCGGGGTTGTTGATCCGCTTGATGTTGCGCTTGGAGGACATTGCAATCCGCTGCACTTGGGGCGGCGGCTCCACGCCAAACTCGGCAGCAATCTCACACGCCAGATTAAATCGGAAACAACGCAGATAGCCGGGAGGCACCACCAACGTGGTCGCCAGCGTAGCCGGTTCGACCAACTCGGTGACGCTGATGATGTGCCATTCGAGTGCTTTACTCGGCACCGGGTACACAGTCATCTCAATATTTGACATTTTCATGTTTACGAACATGACTTGCGGATAGGTGCTGGTGACTGTCTTTACCGCAATGCCGTTGTACTGCTGCTGGTTTATCAGCTTGATGCCAAAACTGATGTTGTTGCTGGTATCAACAAAGTACGTTGAGTCATCCACCAGTACGGGTCGGTTGCCGACAAAATTACCCGTAGGCCCGAGCGTTCGCGTTGCGGTATTGGCAGGCCAGGTGAACACTTGGTCTTGCGTAGAGAACACGGACAGGCGTTCAGCCGACCAGCTATCCAGCATCTGGTTCAGCGCAGTCAGCGCATCAGCGGAAGTCGCCGCAGAAGGCGTTTCCCCTTCGGCCAGTTGACCGATAAGGCGCAACGCTCCGTTGATCTGATCGCCAGCGGAAGTGGTCATGCCGCGAGTTCCTTACGCGGTCGCCCGCGAGGTTTAGCCAATTCGTTCAGGACGGATTCGCTAGGTGTCAGCAACGAACCTGCGTCATAGCGTTCCCAACCGTTCTTGGCATCGGCTTCGGCCTCGGCCTCCGCAATAGCGACCTTGGTGCCGTGGACTGGATGCCGCATGTAGATGACCATGATCTTCTCCAAATCCCGCCCCCTATTGCTAAGGGGCGGGTGTTACTTAGGCTACACGGTACACGGTGTAGGCTGCGGTGCCGGTTTTGCGGAACAGGAACTGCGCCGCGCCACCAACGCCCGCCGCACTGCCGGTGATAGCCACAAGAAGGTTGCCAACAGCAGTAATGCCCGTACCAACGGCCATCGTGATGATGCCGGTGCTGGTGCCAATGTTGATAACCGTCAGCCGGAACGTGCTGTTGGTCTTCATGTTGGTCATTACTGCGTCGATTGCCGTGGCGGTGGGGAAAGTGTAGGTCGCCGCCGTAGTCGTCGGATCGCCCACCAACAGGCCGCCAAGGGTTTGCGCGGTCGTCAGCGTTGCGGTTGCAGTTGCCGTTTGCTGTGCTGCTTGGGTGTCGATTTCCAGTTCATTCGTATTGCCATCAGTGAACTGATAGCCGCCACCAACTGAAGGAAGTGCCATGATTGCTTCTCCTGAAAGATTGAATTGCCCCCGCGCTAGGCGGGGGCGTTTTGGTTAACCCCAGATCCGGCAGGCCATCGGCGGGCGAATGGTCGCGAAACCATACAGCACATCGACCCGGCAAGGCATACGGTCGTTGTTGATATCGTACTGACGCACGATACGCATCGAGATCCCGTTATGCACTTGGCGCGAAGCCATATCAACACCTTGCGGGAGCAAGAGGTCAGCCGTAGCCAGCGTAATCGCGTTCTTGTGATAGACCAAGTTTTGCGGGAACGTGGTGGACGCGGTTCCAACGAACGTCACCGCAGCGTTGTTAGCCGGGAACGCATCGATGGTCGCCAGCGCATTTGCAGCCGTGTACATGGGCGGCGAAATAGCCATATTTACCATGTCGCCCGACGACGCCGTTTGCGCGGCGGTCACCACAAACTGTTGCAGGCTACCGGTGCTAAGACGGGTCTGCGGGTTGACCGCAAACACGCCAGCAATGGTAAACACATCGCCCGCTGTTACTGTGGTGGCAGACGTAAGGCCGTCAAGAGTAATGGTGGCTTGCCCTTGGGTGGCGACCGTTTCGTTGACCAGAATGGTTCCCGCACGGCTGCCCGTGGTGTGGTTGACAATCGA